GGAATCGGCTTACAGAAAGTGGCCATTAACGCTGTCATCCATTTCGGATTTAAGATTCCGGCAAACCTTCCGACAAAAGCATGCGTTACTGTTGCATCTTACTTTGTAGGTTGCGCAGCATACTATAAAGGTTACGAAATTGCAGAACGAGAACTCGATAGATTGTTCGAGTCAATTGATGCATTCGATAATCCTAAAGGTGATGCTGTAGAAATCACAGTTGAAGATGGCGACGAGCATGATGATGAAGACGTTGCTGAAGACGAACCGACAATGGTGATGGCGTAAAGGCACTAATGTGGCTGAGGAAGCGGTTTAAACACTGCTTCCTTCTTTTTTTTTCTAAGGGAGATATTTTATGGCTGAAACTAAAATGCCACCTGTCCAAAACTATAACGAGATAAAAAAGAAGTCGCCGGAGAACATGGCGATTCGAAAACCAACTTTGTCAAGAAGACTTGGTGATATTTTTCTTGTTGAAGATGTGGATACTGTAAAACAATATGTCATTTTTGATGTAATTATTCCAGGTGTGAAACGTGTTTTCCTCGATGCTTTGTCAATGATGCTATTTGGTACAACTCGTAGTGGCGGAAACAAAAACGCATACGTTGATTACACACGTCCTGGAGCGAATAGAACTTCTGCACCAGCAGAATCAAGAGCAACAAAAAGAGATTACAGAGATATTGCATTCACGACCAGAAGCAAAGCAGAAGACTGCCTCATGGACTTACGTGTTTATTTGCAGGAGCACGGCTCTGTTAGCGTTGCCTATTACTGCACTTGGGGTGATATTACTCCAGATTGGAATGACGAGAATCGTGGATGGTACGATCTATCGAAAGTTCAGGTCCGTACGAGTCAGGTAATTGGCGCAGACGGTACTCCATGTTCAGGATATTATTTGGATCTTCCAAGACCGGTGGTAATCTAATGAAACGTGACTATATTTTATACGTTGATGGCGACTGCGTTGGAACATTCCAGTATCTCGGAATGGCTCTTCTATTCGCAGAAGCATATTTTCAGAAGTTCAAGGATGGAACCTTAACGATCCAAATCGAACGAACAGAGGCTGATATTTCGCAGTAATTACAACAAGCTTTATAGAAGGACCGAATCATTAACACATGGTCCTTCTTTTTTCGCAGGAGGGATGATGACGCCTACTAGAATTTTCGATATTTTTAAAGAACTATTTCCAGAAAAGGCAAAGGATGTCGTGTCATTCAAACGGCACGACGAAAACAGCATCGAATTCATTACAAAAAACAAAACAAAGTATATTTTTTCTATCCCAAAGAGCGGTTGGGAATTGAAAGAAGCTAAAAGCAGGAAAGGAGAAACTAAATGAACGTATTTAACACTGCTAGCGCAAAGGCGAGCGGACTTGTAATTAAGTCCATCGCAAAACTCAGACATGTTTCACCTGAAATTCTCATGGGCATGGGCATTGCTGCTGGAGGACTGGCTATCTACGAAGCATGCAAAGCTACATACAATGGACTTGATGATATTCTCAAAAACACTGAAGAAGAACTTGAACAGGTCAAACGAAACGAACAGCTTGTAAACGATGGTGTTCTTAATGAAGAAGCTTTTACTAAAAAGGATGCTATGAAAAGCAGAGCCAGGATTAAGCTCAGAACAGTCGGAAAACTTGCTGTTCATTACAAGTGGGCTCTTGTATGCTGGATGATATCTGTGGCATGTATCAGCGGCGGCAATCACATTCAGTCAACTCGTAACGCCGTACTTGCAACGTCTCTTGCGGCTGAAGAGGAATGGCGTCAGAAATACCAGAGAAGGGTAATCGACGAATTTGGTGAAGAAGCCGAAAGAAGAATTCGCTATGATATTCATGATGACGAAAGCACAATTGAGGAAGTCGATGAAGAAACTGGCGAAATCGTAGAGACGAAGGTTGTGAACAAAGATATTCCGCATGCTATGCAGCCTCACGCTTTCGTATTCGACGACAAATCTCCGTATTTCAAGAATAATAGGGAACTTGATTCAACATTCCTTAGATTGTCCGAGGATTATATTTGCAAAGTTCTTGATACGCGTCGCACATACAAGAAACCTGGCGTGTTCTTTGCTGACGAATTCCTGAGGGACATTGGTGTTAAACCGGAAGATATTGGCATGAATGACTATGAGGCTCATCTGTGGTGCTGGTGTGTTCCTCCTAAGGGAGTAGGAGTAGATGAAGTTCATCACGTCGATCTCGGACTTGGAACATGGTCAGACGCTAATAGTTTAAACGGGTATTCTGGTATCGTTGTTCATATGAACTTTGACGGAATGTTCCCGCAGGTTCTTGAAAGGTTTAAGAAATGAAAACAGTTGCTGGTTATATTCTGTGCGTAATTAGCGGAGCTGCTATTAGTTCCGCCATTACGTACGTTGTCTGCAAGAAAAAAATTCAGGGAGAAGCTGACAAAGAAGTTGATGAGATGCGCAAATACGTCTCTGAAACACTCAACAGTAGTAAACCTAAAGATATTCCCGAAAGGAAAATTCAGGAAAACAAAACAAAAAACACAGATTATGTAGATTATTCTAAGATAATCAAGGAAAACGAGTACTCTTCAGATACAGACAAAGCTGAAACTCAAGCACCGGATGATGGCATATCGGATCTTCCATATATTATTACGGAAGACGATTGGGCTTCTGTTACGCCAGTAATGGACAAGGTCGAACTTGACTATCTTGTAGAAGATGGCTTGCTGGTCGATGTGCATAATAACGTCGAAGATCCAGTAGTCGTGGGCAACGGAAATCTTCAGTATTTGATCGATTCAGCAGAAGATATTCTGTATGTTAGAAATGAGCGACTCGGAATCGATTACTTAATTAATAAGATTCCAGCAAGCACCGGAGGAAAGTGACATGAGTGAAAGCACTGACAGTTCATTTGAGTACAGATATTTTAAATACTTGTGCAGTATTGTCGGTGCTGACTCACCCGGCAATGGGCAATACTGGAACATGCTCCATTACTTACATAGAATGGAGTTTTACTGGATAATCGACAGGGATGAGAATCGGGCTCGTGATGGAGAACAGTTGCGGGTCCGGTTCTTCTACGAAAATAATAAGTACGAGACTGATTATGAAGATATTCTGAATAGGCCTTGTTCTGTTTTGGAGATGCTAGTGGCCTTAGCGATACGCATAGAAAATGATGCTATGGCTGGATGGGAAGAAGATTCTCCGGACAGAACTTCCGAATGGTTCTGGCTAATGATTAGGAATCTTGATATTCTCGATTGTACGGATCAGCATTATAGTATGCGAATCGAAGAAAAAATTCGTCATAATGTTGATAAAATGCTTGAACGAAATTATGAAAGAAACGGATTCGGAGGACTATTTCCACTGAGAAATCCTGCAGAAGATCAGCGTAAAGTAGAAATTTGGTATCAGATGCAAGCATATTTTCTTGAGGAAAATTCATTCGGTACCTAACTAAATTAGCTAAAAATGTGTTAGTGTGCCAAATATTTGGCACAATGTGCCATTTTTAAAACAGATTTGACTCACGAAAAATGGCTTTGTTATGCGGTTTTTTGACATTTTGTGCCATTTTTCCACTTACTTTACTAAAGACTTTATAAAAAATAGAAATTAATAAAAAGTTTTTAAAACAGATTTGTCTTGGCACATTTGGCACACAAAGATATTTCTGCAATACAGAAGGGATTGACATGGATTTCTACAAAATTAGAGAAAACATTAGTGCAAAGGGTTCCATAGAGATCTATCCTGATTTCGAGATTAAAAAGTCAAAAGATATTATGGTGCGTGGTAAATCGTTCTATGCAATTTGGGATGAAGAAGCGCAACTTTGGTCAACGGAAGAATCCGATGTGCAAAGGTTGGTTGACGAAGACTTATGGAACTATAGGAAAAAACGATATGGCGATAGTGAAGCGTCCATTAATGTAAAAACGTTAATGGATTTTTCAACTAAGTCCTGGAAGCTTTACAAGGATTATATTCAACACATGTTCGACAACTACCATCAGCTCGACAATAAACTTACATTCTCAAATACAAAGACTAAAAAGAATGACTATGTAAGCAGAAGATTGCCATACGCTTTGGGAGATGGACCAATTGACGCTTACAATGAAATCATTGGAACATTATATTCTGAGAAAGAAAGAGAAAAGATCGAGTGGGCTATAGGATCTATAGTTGCTGGAGACGCTAAAGATATTCAGAAGTTCCTTGTATTCTTTGGCGAAGCCGGAACTGGTAAGTCGACAATTCTTAACATTATTCAAATGTTGTTTGAGGGATATTACACGACGTTTGAAGCAAAAGCTTTAACTTCTAGCAGCAATGCATTTTCAACAGAGGTCTTTAAATCAAATCCGTTAGTTGCAATACAGCATGATGGTGATCTTTCCAGAATAGAGGACAATACAAAACTTAATTCGATCATTTCGCACGAAGAGATGGTCATGAATGAGAAATACAAATCCAGTTATTCGTCAAGATTAAACTGCTTTTTGTTCATGGCCACAAATAGACCGGTAAAAATTACAGATGCGAAATCAGGAATTATTAGACGACTAATAGATGTTCGTCCGACAGGGCATAAAATTCCGCCGTCTAGATTCTTCCAGTTAATGGATCAAGTGAAATTCGAATTGGGTGCAATTGCAAAACATTGTCTAGATATTTATAGACAGCTTGGAAAGAATTATTATTCCGATTACAGGCCTACAGACATGATTATGCAGACCGATGTGTTCTATAACTTCGTAGACACATATTTTGATGAGTTTGAACGAGAAGATGGCGTGACTCTTAAATCTGCTTATGAAATGTATAAGCAGTATTGCGATGCGTCACTTGTCGAATTCAAACTTCCTCAGTATAAGTTCCGAGAAGAGCTTAAGAACTACTTTAATCATTTCGATGATCGTCTCAGGATAGATGGAAAGCAAGTCAGAAGCTACTATAGTGGTTTCCAAAAAGAAAAGTTTTCAATTGTTCCTGAAGGGCTGAAAGATATTCATGAAGACGATAAACCGTATTGGCTTTCATTCGATAAGACAGAGTCATTGTTCGACACTTTAGCAGCTGAGTATCCTGCGCAGTTGGCTAGCGAAAAAGGGACACCAAAACTTAGTTGGAAGAATGTAAATACAAAGCTTAAAGATATTTCTACAAAAGAGCTTCACTATGTAAAAGTTCCGATTAATCACATAGTGATCGATTTTGACAGAAAAGATATTGACGGTAAGAAGTCGTTTGAATTGAATCTTAAAGCAGCAAATGACTGGCCGGCCACTTATGCCGAATTAAGTAAAAGTGGAGCCGGTATTCATTTGCATTATATTTACAATGGTGATCCAGAAAAGCTAAGTCGTGTGTATAGTGATGACATCGAGATTAAAGTATTTAATGGAAACTCTTCGCTGAGAAGGAAGCTCACAAGATGTAATGATATTCCGATTGCAACATTGAGTTCCGGGCTTCCACTAAAGGAAGAAAAGAAAATGGTGAATTTTGAGAGCGTAAAGAATGATGAAAAACTACACGAATTAATCAAAAGAGCATTAATGAAAGATATTGAGCCAAAGCACACAAAGCCATTGGTTGATTTCATTTGCAAAATTACAGATGAGGCTTATGAGTCTGGAATTCACTATGATATTTCAGACATGAAGAAGTCGATTATGGAATTTGCAAATAATAGCACGAACAACAAACAGTATTGTATGAGTCGTGTTCTAAAGATTCATTACCATTCGGAAGATATTTCTGAATCAAAAGAAGAATACGAGAATGACAAGCTTGTATTCTTCGACGTTGAAGTATTTCCGAATCTGTTTCTTGTAAATTGGAAGTTTGCAGGAGAAGATATTTGCCATAGAATGATTAATCCAACATCAACTGAGATAGAATGGCTTATTAAGTACAAACTTGTTGGCTTTAACTGTAAGAGGTATGACAATCATATTTTGTATGCGAGATTGATTGGCTATACAAATTACCAGTTGTTTGTTTTATCTCAGGAACTCATTGAGAATCACAGTGATAATGCTACTTTTAGAGAAGCTAACAAGTTGTCGTATACAGATGTATACGATTTTTGTTCTAAAAAGCAGTCTTTAAAGAAATGGGAAATCGAACTTGGCGAACACCATCAGGAATTGGGATTCAAATGGGATGAACCGGTTCCAGAAGACCAATGGGAAAAAGTGGCCGAGTACTGTGACAATGATGTTTTTGCTACAGAGGCTGTATTCAATGCTAGACACGAGGACTGGGTTGCCAGACAGATTCTAGCAGACATTGCCGGAATGACGGTTAACGATTCCACAAATGCTCTTACAACCAAAATTATATTTGGAGACAACAGGAATCCGCAGGATCAATTCTTTTACAGAGATTTGTCAAAGCCAGTCACATATTTGCCACAAGAAGCAATCGATCTTCTTAAGTCGTGGGGAGCTCAGATTCCATTCGACGATAAGAGTCTGCTGCCATATTTTCCAGGATACGAATGTAAGAATGGTGTATCAACATACAGAGGCGAAGTTGTAGGCGAAGGCGGCTATGTATATGCTGAAACTGGAATGGAGGGTGATATTGCGCTGTTGGACTCGGCATCTCATCATCCTACAAGTGCCTGCAACGAATTGGCATTTGGACTTGAGTATACTCCAAAATTTAAAGATCTTTTAAATGTTCGTTTATGCATAAAGCATAAAGACTTTGAAGCAGCTAAGACTTTATTTGGAGGAAAACTTTCTAGATATTTGGAAGATGAAAGTGAAGCGGCACAGCTGGCGCAAGCATTAAAGATTGCAATCAATTCGGTGTATGGTCTTACTTCCGCAAAGTTTAAGAATCCGTTTAAGGATCCTCGTAATAATGATAATTTCATTGCCAAACGTGGAGCACTGTTCATGATCGATCTTAAACATGCGGTCCAAGAAGAAAAATTTAAAGTGCTTCATATTAAGACTGATTCTATTAAGGTTCCGGATTACAACAATCACATTATTGAATTTGTAAAGAATTTCGGAAAAAAGTATGGATACACTTTTGAGCTGGAAGATATTTACGACAAGATTTGTCTTGTAAATGACGCCGTATACATTGCCAAATACAAGAAACCGCACAAAGATAAGAAAACTGGTAAAGATATTTATTGGACCGCAACAGGCGCACAGTTTCAGCATCCATATGTTTTCAAGTATTTGTTTAGTAAAGAGCCTATAGAATTCAAAGACATGTGTGAAACAAGAACCGTTAAGTCCGCATTATATTTGGACATGAACGAGTCACTTCCAGATGTTAGTTTGCTTGAAAAAGAAAAAACTAAGTTAATGAAAAAAGGCGACTCACTAACAGACGAAGAGAGAAAACATATTAAAGAGCTTGACGAACAAATAGCTAACGGACACAATTATATTTTCGTTGGAAAAACCGGACAGTTTTGTCCAATTGTAGATGGTGCTGGCGGTGGAATATTACTTAGAGAGCAAGATGGAAAGTTTAATTCCGTATCTGGTTCTAAGGGATATCGTTGGCTTGAATCAGAAGTTGTAAAAAAGAACGGATTAGAAGACAAAATAGACAAAAGATATTTCCAAGATCTTGTGGATGAAGCAGTTGCTGCAATTTCACAATATGGAGATTTCGAATGGTTTGTATCAGACGAACCATATTTAAACATTAATTCAGATGAGTTGCCATTTTAATAAGAAAAGGAGATAGAAGATGAGCACAAAGATTAGTTTAAAGCATGTAGAGATCAGACCTGGTTCATGGAGAAATTTTAGAGGCGAAAAAACAGATTTTAACGACAAAGGAAAGAGAAACTTTTGCGCGTTTCTGACAAAAGAACAGGCGGATTACTTAAAGTCCGAAGGACTTAATGTTAAGGAGCGTCCTCCGAGAGAAGAAGGCGATGATTGGATGTATTATGTCAAAGTGAATGTGAACATTGAATCCAATTGGCCTCCGCGCATTTATATTTGCACAAGTGATCATGAAGGTGGAATGAATGAATCAATGCTTGAGCTTCCTAAGGGTGAAAAAGGAAGTCCTGAATGGAAGCACGACCTTGAGCGTTATGGCTATGAGGTTGGAGAAATTGACAACATGGACATTCAGTATGCGAATCTTATCGTTAATCTTAATGAGAGTGATAGTCCGATTTATGGTCATACAGTAACTGCGTATCTGAACTCTGCGGCATTGGTAATTTCTGATTCGGAAGGTGCTGATTTGTTTGATTGGAGATAATGATATTCTATGCTGCTCGATAAAGACCAGATACTTGCCGTTAATAAATTGAAGAATGGATCTGTTTTATGTGGTGGGGTTGGCTCTGGCAAATCCAGAACAGCATTGACTTATTATTTCGTAAAAGTATGTAACGGAGAACTGGAGATTAATGGGCAAGGTTCATACAAGCCGATGCGTGAACCCAAAGATCTTTATATTATTACAACGGCTAAGAAGAGGGATACACTCGATTGGGAAAAGGAGTGTATTCCTTTTCTTCTTTCGACAAAAAATTATATTTCTGGTAGCAAATCTAATGTTACAGTAGATTCATGGAATAACATTCAAAAATACACGAACGTCTGCAATGCATTTTTTATATTTGACGAGCAACGCGTTGTTGGCTCCGGTGTATGGGTAAAATCGTTTCTTCAAATAGCAAAGAAAAATCTCTGGATATTGTTAAGTGCCACACCTGGCGATACATGGCTTGACTACATACCGGTATTTATCGCTAATGGTTTTTACAAGAATAGAAGCGAGTTTTTAAGAAGGCATGTCATATACTCAAGATATTCTAAGTATCCAAAAGTTGAGAAGTATATGGAAGTCCAACGATTAATCAATCTTAAGAAATCGATCCTTGTAGATATTCATTATGTGAAAAAAACAGAGCGTCATGAGGAAACAATAATTGTTGATTACGATAGAGAATTGTACCGTGATATTCTTCGTAAGAGGCGTGATCCTGTAACCGGGAAGCCATTTAAAAACATTGCCGAGCTATGTTCTAATGAAAGAAAACTAATAAACACTCATCCATCTAGAATAGAAGCCTTAAAACAATTGTTAAAAGAACATCCTAGATCCATTGTGTTTTATAATTTTGATTATGAGCTTGATATTCTTAGAGCTGTTGGAAAAGAACTCGATTTGACAACAGCTGAATGGAATGGGCATAAGCATCAGCCTTTGCCAGAGAAGGAAAGCTCTTGGCTTTATATTCTGCAGTATACTGCTGGTTCAGAAGCTTGGAATTGCACATCTACAGATACAATGATATTCTATTCGCAAAACTATTCTTACAAAATTATGGAACAATCGAAAGGCCGAATAGATAGACGTAATACTAGCTATCAAGATTTGTATTACTATACGCTTCGTTGCAATGCGCCGATAGATATTGCAATTGAAAAGTGTTTAAAGAAGAAAAAAAACTTTAACGAAAACAAATATTTCGGTTCTTTTTAGTCGCGCGAAAAACATACATTATTATAGAGAGGAGATGCATATAAACATCTCCTTTATATTTTTATCGGAGGATGTATGCTTGAGAGCGAATTTCAGTCAAAATTGATTAAAGAACTTGAAGATCGCTTCGAAGGATGCGTAATCCTCAAGAACGACCCGAATTATATTCAGGGGATTCCAGATCTTCTTGTTCTTCATAAAAACAAATGGGTTGCGTTGGAATGCAAAAAATCTTTAAAAGAGAAACGAAGACCGAATCAGGAGTATTACATAGATATTTTAAACAAAATGTCATACGCCTCATTCATTTGCCCAGAGAACAAGGAGGAAGTTCTCAATGATATTCAATCAACATTCGAATCTGAAGGGTCAGCATGCTTTTCTGGGAGCAAGCAAGTACCATTGGGTTAGATATTCTGACGACAAGTTGATTCAGACGTATCTTAACAGTCTGGCTGCGGAAAAAGGTACAGAATTGCATGACCTTGCTGGCAAACTGATATCTTTGAAAGTCAGATTGCCAAAGAACAACCAGACACTAAATGCGTATGTGAATGATGCAATAGCGTTTAAAATGGTACCAGAACAAGTATTATATTATTCGCCATTTTGTTTTGGAACGGCGGATGCTATTTGCTATGACGAAAAAAAGAAATTCTTGCGAATTCACGATTTAAAAACTGGCCAGTTACCAGTTCATATTGAGCAGCTAGAAATCTACGCTGCTCTTTTTTATTTGGAATATGGAGAATTATATTTCTTCGAGCCAAAAGACGATAACATAGAACTTCGGATTTATTGGTGCGACCAGATTATAACACATCATCCAGAAAGTTCCGTAATCTGTGAACTTGCGAATAAGATTGTTATATTTTCGGAAATGCTCGAAAAAATAAAGAACGAGGAGAAGTGAAATGGAAGACTTTTTAATGCATTACGGACGAAAAAGGCGTTCTGGAAGATATCCTTATGGATCTGGCGATAATCCATATCAGCATGAAGATACATTTCTGCATGAATATTATCGTTTGAAAGAAGATGGCTATACCGATAATGATATTGCTAAAGAAATGGGTTTATCTACTACTGAATTCAGACAGAAACGTTCGTATTCATTGGATGCTCAACGTTTCGCTCAAGCGACAGATGTAATTAGAATGCATGACGAACAGGGGCTCGGATGGACTGAAATTGGAAGAAAAATGGGAATTCCAGAAGGAACCGTTCGTAATTTGTACAAGCCAGCATTGCTTGAACGCAATACAATGACCGAAAATACATCTGAAGCTTTAAAGAAAAGCGTTCTTGAAAAGCAATATATTGATATTGGTCCTGGCATTGAAAATTATTTGGGAATTAGTAGGACAAAACTCAAAACAGCTGTTCGAAAGCTTGTGGATGAAGAAGGTTATGAAGTCCATACCGTGTACATGGAGAATCCTAGTAATGGCAAAAAAGTTGCAAGACAATTCATTTGCCGTCCAGGAATCGACTACAATTATATTTCGAAGAACCCAGACTTAATTAAGCTGCCAATTGAGTATAGTGAAAATGGCGGACGTACTTTTCTTGGTCTTGAACCGATCCAGAGCGTTGATTCTAGTCGAGTAATGATTAGATATGCTGACGATCCAAACGAAAGTGGCAAGCTT